AAAAGCTAATAGTATTAAACAAAATAAAGAACTTAGTTTATTTTAAGTTATGATTAAAACAAATTTGAAAGCACGATGTGCTAATTATGATTTCAAAACACTTCTTGAAAAGAAAGGTTATACTTATTTTACAAGAGGTAATTATAATCTGAATATTATTGGTGTTAGGAGTAATACTAATAAAAGGGTAACAAACAAGTTTGATGATGTTCTTGTAGTTATATATCGAGATAATAACGATGTAGTTGTTCGTAAATGTTTTGATATTACTACTAAGCCAGGACTTTATTATATGAACAATCCTGCTAATAGTAAAGGTACTGGTATATTAGTTCCTAATCAATATAGAGGTTGTTGGGAAATTGGACTTCATCAAGGTAAATATAAAGCTCTTTGTCAACGTAAACCTGTAACAGTTTATCGTGATAATAATAGAGATTCTGTTTATGATTTAGAACCTAATAAAACCGATACTGGTATCTTTGGTGTCAATATCCATAAAGCAGGTACTAATAGTACACAAGTTGATAAATGGTCTGCTGCTTGTCAAGTATTTGCTAATAGTAGTGATTTTGCAACCTTTATGAAACTTTGTGATAATCAAATAGCCAATGGTAATGGTAAAACTTTTACTTATACCTTACTTAATGAGGAGGACTTGTAATGATTGATATTGCTAAAAAGTTTGTTGAAAAAGCAGGTACTATTCTTATTGTAGAATTAACTGTCGTTCTTATACTTGTACTTGCAGGTATTATATTCAAAGCTGAAAAGGATACTGATGTTATTATTAAAAATGCTGAATTAGATATTGATGATAAAATCAAGGCTAATGATAGTATTAAACTTGAAATAGAAAATATTGATAAGATTAAAGATGCAGAAGTTATTGAGATTAGTAGTCTTGACAATGATAGTACTGTCAAACTATTCTACAAGTTGGTCAAAGAGTAATACTAATGTTCGCATCCCTTTTACGGGGGAGCGAGCAGACATTGTTAGTAAAGATAGTGTACTTATAGCTTATGATGATTTACGTAAAGTTAATGTTAAACTTATAGAGCTTAAATATTGTAAGTTAACTAATAGTAAACTTAATGATATAATTAAGAATGATAGTATTATCATTAATAATTATAAAGTTATAAGTAAACAAAAGGACGCTAATGTTAAAAGAATTAAGCGTCAAAGAAATATTGCTATTGGTGGTGGTATATTATCAATAGGATTATTAATATTAAGTTTGTTCAAATAATGAATATAGACAAACCTATTGAAGAAGTTATTAGAGATTATCCTTTTCTGAATTATATCAGAGAGGATAAATCTCGTTATACCCATGCTAAAGATGTAGGTTATATTGACCCTAATGATAGTTTTCTTATTGGAGATAGTGGTGGATTTCTTCTTAATATAAATGCTGATGATGAGTTTATAGATGTTCATCTTCTTACTGAATCTGCTGATTTCTTTAGAGCAAATAAAGCATATAGTTTTTATAAAGAAGATACTATACATCATAGACAGTTTCGTAAAAGAGAAGAATATCGTAGAAAGAATGGTTATACTGCTCCTTGTCTTATACGTAACGGAAAAGTAATGGATATTACTATTTCAGGTTCTATGTATAATTATCTTAATTATATTCTTATTCAACAGCTTGATACAAAGACTGCAACTAATAATGGTAAGGTTGCTGTTGGTAAAAAGATTTATGATTTTCCTAAGTTCATTGATGCTCAATATTGGACTTTTGAAATTATGAATTTTTGTCGTAATAATGGTTTTAATCTTATTATTGACAAAACTCGTCGTGGAGGTTTTTCTTATATTATGGCTTCTGATACTGCCAATAATGTAAATCTTAATCCTAAGAAAGTTTGTATTAATGTTGCTGCTGATAAAAAGTATCTAACTAAGACTGGAGGTCTTACTGATTTTGCTATTAATAATCTTCGTTTCTTTGAAACTCGAACACCTTTTGTAAGAGGTATTTTTTCTACTGATAAAGAAAACTTTAAGTTAGGTTTCAAACTACCTAACGGAGTTGAATCTCCAAAGTCTTGGGGTAGTACACTTTTTAGTGTATCTGCAATGAATAATCCTGATTGTGCTATTGGTAAAGACTCAATGGATACCAAAGTAGAAGAGCTTTCTACTATGGAAAACTTTGATGATTTCATGGCTGTTACTGAACCTGCTATGCGTACTGGTTCTTATCTTACAGGAAATCTCTTTGCTTGGGGTACTGCGACATCTGGTAATATGCAAGTATTTGAGCGTAACTTTTATGCTCCAAAAGCATTTAACTTTATGCCTTTTGAAAATGTTTGGGATAAAGATTGTCGTAATGAAGTTTGTGGTTACTTTAAGCCATACGTATGGGGCCTTCAAGGAGAAGATAATGGTAAGTTTGCTTTAGATGAAAATGGTAATTCTGATATAGAAACTGCTATACGTATTGCTTATAAAGAACGTAAGAATAAAAAAGAAAATAGTAAAACTTTTAGTGATTATGTTAATTATCTTGGTCAGTATGCTAATATGCCAAGTGAGTCTTTTTCTTCTACTACAGAAAATCTTTTTAGTAGTGAAGAACTACTCGCTTGGGAAGAAAGACTTAGAACTGATAATGCTTTTAATTTTTATGTTGACGGTGCTTTATTTGAAACAAATGATAAAGTTGAGTTCAGAACTAATGCACGTATAGCTGCTGAGGGAGGTAAACACAATGTTGATTTTTATGATTGGATTAATGGTGTTCCTCGTAAAGGACATGAACATCCTCATGGTTGTATTAGAAAATGGTTTAATCCATTAAAGACTAATTATATTGATAGAACTGGTAAAGAATGTTTTGGTACTCCTCCTGGAATGTATTCTATAACTTATGACCCAGTTGGTATTAATAAAGAGAATAAAGAAGTTACTCTTCGACATTCTCATAATAGTATTAAAGTATGGATGAACCCTTGTAAGTATAATGGTTTCAAAACAGCTCTTGTATGTGCTTATTATGGTCGTACTGAGAAACTTGAAGAAGCTGATAGAATATGTTATAATCTTGCAAGGTATTATAATTGTATTGGTACTGTCGGTGTTGAGGTCAATCGTGGTGAAACTGTTAGTAACTTTTCAAAGTGGAAAGCACTTAATTATCTTATGAAAGACCCTGTTGATATTTGGGATACTAAAATTAAGACTGAAACTGTTTCTCATTATGGTATCAATATGGGTTCTGAGTTTAAGAAACTTGAAGGTCTTCGTTTACTTAAAGAAATGCTTTATTCAGTTATAGGTAAAGATGAGAAAGGTAATGATATTAAACTTTATCAAACTATATATGATTATCAATCTATTCTTGAACTTAAAAAGTGGAACAATTTAGGTAACTTTGATAGAGTTTCTGAAATGCTTTTAAGAGGTATTCAATGGCGTTATGCTAATGTTGAAGCTGCAAAAGAACTTGAACATAGAAAGAAGATTGTCAAAAAAGATAGAAGTCATATTCTTGAAAGAGATTGGTTTTAATTAAATATTTACTATTATGCAAACTATTAGACATGACCTTTATTTTCCTGCTCAAAGAGTTAGTTATGAAGATAAAGAACAAGCAGAGTGGTATAGTAATTGTATTGATTTTATTATCAATGCTGGTTTAGATTATAATGATAGAGAAGAAACTAAACAAGTATTAGGTATTCTACATGGTGATATGCCTAATCGTTTTTATAAGAAAGTTCTTAATCCTTATAATGCAAGTCAAGAAAAGTATACTCGTTTTCCTGCAACGATGCGTAACTTAGATATTATGTCTGATATTATTAGACGTTATGTATCTGAGTATTTCAAAGGTGTTCATGAATTTATTGTTGGTGCTAATGACCCAAGTGTTGTAGTAGCAAGAGATGCTCGTGTTCAAGAAGAGGTTTCAAAGAAACTTCAAGAAGCGTTCCAAAAAGCATTTGAAGCAAAGGTTCAACAAGCACAAGCTGAGGCTCAACAAACAGGTCAAGAAGTTCCTGACATAAAGCCAGAAGATGTTGTTCCTGATATGGATGCTTTTGTTAAGGATATTCAAGATAAGTTTATTGATGAAAAAACACTTCAAGGAGAACAAGTTTTTGAATATATCAGAAGTACTACTAAAGATGATTTAATTTATCTTTCTGCTTATTTTAATTATGTTGCTCTTGGAGAATGTTTCACTTATGGTGATATTCAAGGAGATAATATTATTAAAGAAAACGTTCCTGTATTAGAGGCTTTTCCTATTCCTAATAATGAGTTCTTTGTAGAAGACCATGATATGTTTGCTCGTCGTATTATGATGAGTTATCAACAGATTACTGATTTCTTCAAAGATGATTTGTCTGAAATAGATAGAAAGTTCTTATCTGATTATTATGATAGTAGTAATTATGGTACAGGTAGAGTAAAGAATCTTTCTTATAATGATTATTATAGTTCTTATCCTGATATCTGTAGTAAGTTTAATTCAGAGGAAAGAGAACTATTTAGAACTGAACCTATATCACTTTACGATAGTAATAATATGCTTTATGAAGTTTGGCATGTTGTTTGGAAAGGTGAGGCACGTAAAGGTATTCTTACTTATGTTAATGAAGCAGGACTTCAAGGACAACGTATTGTAGAAGAAGATTATAAACTTAATAAAGCTGCTGGAGATATATCTATTGAATGGATATGGGAACAACAAGTTTACGAAGGCTATCGTATAGGTGGTAGATATAATGCTATTTATCCTATTAAGAGTAGAGCTGTTGCTTATAATCGTAAAGGTAAACTTCCTTATAATGGTATAATGGAAATTCTACCTATGATGGGTAAGTTTAGTATTATTAAACTTATTACTCCTTATCAAGTAATGCGAAACATCTTTGCTTATCATAGAGAAATGGTTATTGCAAAGAATAAGATGTTGATATTGTTACTTCCTGAAAGTCTTATTGCATCTAATGAAGAAGATAAGCTTTATAAGATGGCTGCTGATGGTACTCTTCTTATTGATGATAGTGATGATACTACAGGTCAAAAGATGGCTAACATTCGTATGCTTAATGCTAATATGGGTGATTATATCAGACAGATTACTGAACTCATTGAAGCTACTAAGCAAGAGGCGAGAGAGATGGTAGATATGAATATGCAGCGTTATGGTCAAATTTCTAATTCTGCAGGAGCATCTACAACAAGTCAAGCTATTACTCAATCTTCCATGGGTAGTATTATTATCAATCATATGTTTGATGAACTACGTGAAGCTGATTATAATAGAGATATGGATTATGCTAAACTTGCTTTCATTGATGGTCTTTCTGTAGGATTCAAAGATAGAACTGGAAGTCAACGTTATTTATCTCTTGATGTTAATGCTTTTATTAATGCTGATTATTCTATTAGTGTTCGTAATGATGCTAAGGAAATTGATAAGCTTAATCAGCTTAAACAATGGGCATTTAGTGCTGCACAAAATGGTGACCTTGATATGGCTATCGCAGCTATTACTGGAGATAATGTTAGTCAGATTAAATCTCTTGTTGTTCAATTTAGTGAAATTAAACGTCAACATGAAATGGATATGAAACAAGCTGACCAAGAGATTCAACAAGCTAATATTCAAGCTAAGCTACAAGAGATTGCAGCTAAGGGTGAAGAAGATAGAAAGACTGCTCAACTTAAATATCAATATGAACTTCAAGCTAAATATATTGATGTTGATATGGCTTTACTTAATGATGGTTCTGAAAATGCTGAGGCTTCAAATAGACTTTCAACTATGGCTGAGCAAAATAAACTTGCTATTGAACAACAAAAGGCTGATTTAGAGAGAGCAAGAATACAAGCTGATGCTTATAGTAAAGCTGCTGATAGAGCAGTTAAACTTAAAGATATTGAAGCTAAAGTAAAGATTGCTAAGACTAATAAAAATAAATATGATAAATAAAGTAGTCTAAAGATTGTACATTTCCAAACTACTCAAGCTATCGGTGTAAGTGCTGAACTTACTACTGATAGCTTTTTTATTTAATGTAATATTATTTTTTGTCGTGTGTTGTCCTATGTTGTAGCGTGTTGTACAATGTATCGCTTATAAAGTTTTGGCTTGTCAGACAGCAAGCAACCACGCAAATTAGCAATATTCAGTTAGACAAACACACTCAGCTAAACTGAGTACACCTCCTTTGCTTAGTTAGCAGCATAATAAATATGATACTGAACTTGATACTGATAACATAATATTTAACACTATTAAATTTACTCTTTGTTTTGATTGTACTAATAATGTTTGTATATTTGCAGCACATAGAGTTAATTATATAATTGTTGTTATTAAAAACTTAGTAATATGGCTTTGGATATTGATTTTGGTAATGGGGATAGTACAACAAGTACTTCTACTAATCCCGAGAATAATCAAGCAGCTGCTAATGAGGAAAGTACTCCTCTTAATGGTGGCAAAGAAACTCCAGATATTACAGGTGCAGATGGTAATAAAAATCCTGATGCAGCACCTGCAAATGATGGTGACAATAAACCTACAACAGAAAATAATGGAAAAGATGGTGCAGAAGATGGCATTGCTTCTACGGGGGAGCTTTCAGAAGGTACCGTTGTAGAGTTTGATGGTGCTAATTATACAGCTGATAAAGATGGTAATCTTGTTGATAAAGATGGTAATGTCTTTAAGAAAGCTGAAGAAGTTAAAGATTGGATGGCTTCAATGGAAGTTGATGATGATACTAAGAAAGATGGTAAAGAATCTTCTAACTTTGATATTACTTCTATTCGTGAAGCTGTTGGTGTAGATGTAGAGGATGCTGATGGTAATCCTGTTGAATTTACAAATGATGCTGCTGGTGTTAAATCTTATATTGAATCAGTTATTGATTTGAAGAGTAAAGAAGTACGTGAAGCTGCTATTAATCGTTTGTATGCTGATAAACCTTATCTTAAAGAAGTAGATGATTACTACATTGCTAATGGAGGTTCTCTTAATGGTTTTGGTCAACTTCCTGATCGTAGTGGTATTCAACTTGATAAAGATAATGAACAGCAACTTGAATATGTAATTCGTGCTGCTGCTAATGAATTTGGAAATAAGAGTCTTGATGACAATTATATTAAGTATCTTAAAACTACAGGTAATCTTTATGATGTTGCTAAACAGCAACTTGATTTACTTGTAGAAAAAGATAAAGAAACACGTGAAGCTTATGCTGCTCGTGCTAAAGAAGTTCAAGATAAAGAACGTAATGATACTCTTGCTTATTGGAAGTCTGTTAATGAAGCTGTTAATTCTGGTGTTATAGGTGGTTATAAAATACCTGAAAGTTTTGTTAAAGAAGTAAATGGTAAGAAGATTACTTTAACTCGTAATGATTTTTATGATTATCTTTCAAAACCTATTAAGGACGAACAAGGTAATCAAATGT